ATGACTTTCTACTGCGCAATGAAGTTCGCAAAGTTTTTGCTATAATCAAAGCGGATGACTGGGAGCGAATTGCTTCAGAACTTTCCGATTTGCTTATTCAGAATTGGGATGCGCAAAAGAAAGAAGGTATCAAGAATCTTATACGAATGATAAAAGGTTCCGCTCCTTTTTCTGAACAAGATTTGAAAACAGCTCTTGGCATTTTGCAAGCTCAATTGGGTGAGTCTTTTGCGCAAACGGTTGCTGGTTCTATTGCTGATGTGAACTTGAAAGGCTATCAGCTCGGAGTTATGGAAGCGGCTAGTTTGAAAGCTGGTTTTTCGGTTATTAATCAGGCTGCAATAGATTGGCTTGATAATCATCAGATTTTTTGGGTGAAGTCACATTTTGATAGACTTCTAGCTGGAGATGTTGCAAAAGCCGGGCAAACGGTAATTCGTGACGGATTGTCAAGAGATGCAGCTGCTAGTTATTTCCAAAAGCTATTTAAAGATAAATTTGATGTTGCTAGTTATGCGTATTGGGATGGATTCGCAAATCATGTAACAACCAGGGCGCGAGAGTTTGGCAATGTGGAAGGGTATGTTCGAAGCGGCGCAAAGTTTTTGAGAGTGGTTGCGATTATAGATCATCGCACATCAGGCGTATGTCGTTATATGAATAACAGAATTATCAAAGTTGCAGATGCAGTTGAGTTGCGAGATAAAATGATGGCCGCTGAAAATCCTGAAGATGTGAAGGCAATTGCACCATTTTTGAAAGAAGATGAGGTTAAAGGAACTAAAACAAGTGAATTGAAAAGTGTGAGTTTGGGGTATGCCCTTCCTCCCTATCATTTTGATTGCAGATCTCGAACAGTTATGTATAAAGCTCCAGCAACAAAATTAGAATTCAAGAAAAACAAGCAGCTTGGAAAGGATGAGAAAGCTTTTTTGAACACGTTTACGAATGAAGAATTAGAGCTTCATGTTAGTGACATTCTCAAGCAAAAACGATTCGCTGTGAATGATGATCAAAAAGAAGTGTTGAGTACTTCGTTTGCTGAATTAAGTTTAGATACAGATGCTAAGATTTCGAGTTTTGTAAAATCGAATATTCGCAAATCTAAAGGGGTTGCCTTGCAAGCTTATGTTAATGACACAGACAAAGACTTACATTTTAACTTTGTCGGAGCGGACTATACCGTCTCTTTAAATTCAGCATATGAAGTTTTTGATTTCAGAAAAAAAGGCAAAACGTTATCTGAAGATTTTGCTAAGTTTGAACCTGATTCACTTCTCTCAGATTTATAGAAACCCACAACGGCGCTACTAAGCGCCGTTTTTCGTTTAGGGAACACATGTTAACTTACCTTAAATCAATTAAGGACTCAATTAAGGACAAACAGCGAGTTTGCATGTCTAAAATCAAAAAATATATTACTAATCTTGACGTACAGTTTATCTCTCTTGTGAAGAAAGGGGCAAATAAGCGCACGTTAATTTATAAAAGTGCTGGAGCTTCAGAAGAACCTTCTTTTGAACGAGTACTTAAAATCTTGAAAGCTGATGAAGAAAAACAGCTGATCTATTGCGCTGTTTATGCTCCCGATGAGGCTGATGCTCACCAAGAAGCAATGACAGCTGAAGAAATCGAAAAAGCTGCGCACGGATTTTTATCTAATGCCAGGACACAACAAGTTGATAAGCAACACAATGAAGTTTCGGGTGAAGGTCAAGTTGTAGAGAGTTTCATTTTGAAGTCAGCGGATGAACGTTTCCCCGGCGAAAAATCAGGCGCTTGGGTAGTCGCAATTAAAGTTTCTAACGAGGAAACTTGGGCGGAAGTAAAAAAAGGCGACATTACTGGAATTTCTCTTTCCGGTTTATGCAACAAAGTCGAGGTGCAAGAGACAGCCGAAAAAGGTTTTTTTGCACGAATCGAGAAGATGATTAAGGATTTTGTTTCAAAAGGTTCGGATCAATCGGTTGAAAAATCTTTCCAGGACAAATTAAAAGAGCGTCGCTATCGTGATGCTATAAATGCATTCGAAAGTGAAGGTTGGTCGATTATCAATTCTTCAGAAATCATGGACAAAAAAAGCGCATTGATCACTTTGTCCGCAGAATTTCAAACGTACATAGCAGCTCTAGATGATAGTGCTGTTAAATCATTCAAACCCTCAAATCACACAGAAAACATGAGTGAAAAAGCAGAAAAAGAGGACGCTGTCGAACAAATCACTAAAGCTGATTTGAGCGCTTTGTCAACAGAAATTAAGGCTTTGAGTTCGAGACTCGAAGCTATTGAGAAATCCGCGCCTGGACGTCAGTCGTCTGAAGGTCGCGAGGAGAAAACATCAACAAAAAAGGGTTTACCCATTTTAGATTAAGGAGCTCGTAAGAATATGACGAATGAAGAATTGATGGAGCAGATTAATAAAGCGGTAACTGGTACTAGTACTGGTGGTTTGCTTTCTGCTCAACAAACAGCGGAATTTTTAGATTTGGTGGTTGATCAGACTCCAGTACTGTCTGAAATGCGTGTAGAAACTGGGATTGCAAAAAGTCTTGACGTAGATGCAATCGAGTTTGGTGAGCCGATTATCATCGCTGGAGTTGAAGGTACTGCTCCTGATGATGCAGATGTTGTTGCACCTTCCATGCCTCGTTTGACCTTAACACCGACTGAAATTACTGCAAATGTGGATATTTCTTACAGTTGGTTACGTCAAAACATCTTGAAAGATAAAGGCGAAGACGCGATTAATGCGGCGATTGCAAAACGTGTCGGGATGGACTTGTTGAACTTGATGTTTAACGGTGATACTTCTTTAGCTGCGACAACTCGCACTAACAAAGCTCTGAGAATTCGTGACGGAATTATCAAACGTGCGTTAGCTGATGCAAGTGTTATTGATCATGTGATTGCTGCATCTCCAAGCTGGGGCGGTTCAGGCGGTGAATTAAGTGAAGGTTTAAGTCTATTACCTAAACAATACCGTGACGATAGAAGTGCCTTATTTCACTTGTTGAGTGTTACTAATCTAGATCAGTTTGAGGACGAAATTGCAGATCGCCAAACTAGTGCAGCTGACAACGTTTTGTTTGGAACTCAAGCGGTTTCAATGCATAAGCGAGTAAAAATTGTATCTCCATTTGGATTTTCAGATAACAATTTGATTACAACTCCAAAGAGAAATATTGTTGCTGGCTTTGGCCGTGAAATGCAGTTTTACAAATTCCAAAATCATAGAAAACGTGTGTTAGAAATTACACTCGTAGTCGATTTGGATTTTGGGTATGTAGTACCGGGCGCATTAGTGTTAGGATCGAAAGCTTAGAAATAAGCTGGTTAGCTGTGAATAAAGTGTCCTGGTAAGACACTTTATTTTTTCCCTTTTTTTACCAACATCATAGATACACACGAACTAAAATCTTGCAAGGTGGATACTTGCAAGATTTCTTTTAACCTCATTTTTAAAACTATGAAAAAATCACTCTTTTCTATTTTTGCCATTCTCCTACTTGGATTTAGCTTCATGGCTATGGGCGACACGTACAATTACACGACTTCAGCGGATGAAGGTGCAACGTATGTTCGCTATCTCGGTCAGGTTTCTTTAGCTAGTGATAGTGTCGGAAATCATTACACAGAAGCGTTTTATATCGGCGATTCGAATCAAAATACAGCTTATACCTCGCTTGTTTGCTCGAATGTGGCTGGTACTGAAGATGTAAATGTTTACTTAGAATGCTCGCAAGATCGATTGAACTGGGTAACTATTTCGGGAGTGCTTAAAGATCAACTTACTACAACTCAAGTTTATGACACGCTTAATGTGATAATGGGAGTAAATCGGCTCGAATATAAGAGTTCGGTTTGGGCGAGGCTTAAGTTCGATGGGCAAACTAACAATCCATCTACGACTGTTACCTGGTCCGCCTATTTACCCAAGAATACGGGCGCTCCTTCGAAGAACGTGGCTCAAGTATTACCTAAAAGGTAGAATCAAATTAACATCTTGGAAAGAAAGAGATTATGGCTAGTTACCGTTTAACGAAAAAAGCGCGCATTGTGAATAAAGAGGCTGGTTACGATTACTCAAAAGGTGATTTGATTGAAGCTAAGTTATTTGCTGAAGTGTGTACATCTCATAAAGCTTATTTCGAGAAAATTGAAGAAAAACAGCTCAAAAAAGAAGCTGAAAAAGACAACGATTAACATTCCCGATCATGCCTGGTCTCATCACAACGTCAACCGAAATCGCTGAAGCTCTTGCACTTTCTGCAAACGCTGATACACTTGCTGTCATGGCATTCAAGCATCAGCCCGACGCAGAGCGCTACCTTCGAGGCAGATTTGGTGACATTTATCAAGCATTGATAGACGATGTGGACGCAGTTGGTCGCGAACAAGCTAAGCGAGCTGAAGGAATTCTTTCACTCGCTTACGCTTTGCCCCTTGCTAATTTTCGCATCTCGGAGCTTGGCGGACTTTCTAAAATCATTGGCATGGATGCCGGTGACAATCGTGAAGAGATTCTTAGTATTCGCGAAATCAAGAGTTATCAGGCAATCTTACGCACAACGGCTTATGAATTGTTAACGGCAATTCCTGTTGTTCAAGATGATGAAGATGTGTTTAGCGACGGTTCTATTACGATGATTTCAATTAAGGGTGAGGATCCTTGGTTATGATTTCGAAGAATGGAAATATTACTCCTGGTCGCGATTGGCAATTAGCTGTGCAAGCTCTCGAATCTGAACTCGAAGTAATCGGTCAAGAATTAGTTGAAACGGCTGTTAACTATCTCAATTCGCGTAAAATAAACGTCAACGGTGATATTCAAAAGTCGATTTACTCAACGGTTAAAAACGAGTTAGACACGATTCGCTTGCAGTTTGGAGCAAATTCAGATCATGCGGTTTTTGTGCATGAAGGAACCAAACCGCATTGGGTTCCGATTGCTCCTTTAGAAAAATGGGCTCGCAAAAAGTTAAACGTTCCTGTTGCTGAAGCTAAGAATGTCGCTTTTTTAGTTGCGCGTAAAATTGCAAAAAAAGGAACTAAGGCAAAACCTTTTTTAGCCGTTGCGATTCGGGCGCACATACAAGGAATCGAAAAACGAGTGTTAAGCATTTTAGACAAGAGTTTTGAATCATGAAAAAGCACGTTGAAGAATTATTGAGCATTGCACGAGGCTTAGAAAGTGCTCCTTCAGTTGAGTTGTTTCCAGTTGTGACACATCGCGGTTTTCGTGAAATCAAGAAAACGGATTATCCCGTTTTTCACTTGTATGAACAAGAGTTGAGCAATCCGAATGAGCAATCTACAGATTTGCGTAGCTATACTGGAGGCTGGACATACGGAATTCAAATAAGAAGTTTGATTACTGCGAATCCACCTTTAGAAACTGGAGATGAGTTTGAGGAACAAGATATTTTAGTTTGGAAATTCCTTAAAGCTCTTACAGATGATGCAAGCTGGCAGCTTATCGACATGCGCACTTTCACGGCCACAATCGGAGGCGTTACGGCAATTGTGACAGATTTTCACCTTCAAAAATGGGAGAGCTTTTCGTATGATGATGCTCCTTGAACGAATCCGCGATAACGGAATTTTGAATTATTCTCTAGGTCAATTTGTACGCACATCGGTTGAATTACCTTTTCATTTTGTTGCTGTTGAGCCTACTGATTTATTTAATCAACCTTTTGTAAGCTGTATTCCGGCTGGTGTTTACGAGGTTTTTCCTCATGTGTCTCCGACTTTTGGAGATTGCTTTTTAGTGAAAGATGTGAAAGATCGACAACACATTTTGATTCATCCTTTGAACAAGTTTAAGCAAACAGAAGGATGTATCGGAGTTGGATCTAGATTCTCTCACTTAGACGAAGACGGAGTTTTAGACATCATCGATTCTAAAAATACACTTCAGAAACTTTTGAAATTAGCTGATGGAAAACCCTTTCAGCTGCACATTTTTGACTCAGAAAAAAAACAGGTCTTTTACCATGTCGCTGCAAACCGTAAAGCATTTTACTGACATCATTAAGGTAAACGTTGTGAGCTACGGTTCATTAACATTTGCGCAGTTCTTACCTCAATTTCATGCGGTCAATGATGCTATTCAGGCGGTAGGAGGCACCGTTATTATCATAGCTACTGCTTTGTATACTTGTCTAAAGTTATTCAAAGCATTTAAAAAGAAAGCCGAATAAATGAAATTTAGACTTGATTTTTGGAATAAGAGCTGGTGGAGCAATACGGGCAATGTCGCAAAAGGCGCAGTTCATGCCCTTGCAGATGTTCTTTTACCAGCAAAATTAGCGCGCGCCGTCGGCGTTGTGGCCGATTTAGTTGACGATGGAAAATTGAATGATTCTGCACTACCTGGCACGAAAGTTTACGATGCGACTCGCTCCATTTTCACATATATATATATGTTCGTTTTGGCTGTATTGCTAGCGAACGGAATTATCAATTTTGATCAGTTTGTGAATCAGGTAAAAGAAGTGATGATTCCTTTTTTGCTTGATCAACCTTTATCGATGACTTTCGGAATTTCACTTTTTGCTGTTGTTCATGGTCAGTTGTACAGAGTAAAGACTCCTGTGCAAAACCCTGAAACGAAAATTTACGGACAGGGCGAGCCTCCTCAATTTTACGAGTTTCGAGGACAAAAAGAAGATGGAACTCCTTTCGTCTGTCGAGACAATTTTGATTCGATAGTTACAGCGTCGTCTTATGTTGACTATCCGCACGGAGCCGATTTGACGAAACGCAAAGTTTCATACATCGAAGAAAACAGTGAACGGTTTGAGCTCATTGAGCCGGAACCTGAGCCAGAAATTTAATTTATAAATCACATTTAAGGAGCAAAAATGCCTTTAGTAACAGAAGCAGGCGGTTTATTAGCCGTATTAATTTCAGCCGATGGATCGACTTGGAAAAAAATTGTAGGACGTCCTATTACAGCGGAAGGTCTTGGAAGCGAGGCTATTAAGCAAGAACACACGTTTGGTTCGTATCAAAGCGGTCAATCGATTAAACCGAAAGTGACGTTTTCTGATTATACAAACTATGCAGCTGTTGAAGCCCTGTGTATTGGCGCAACTCGTGACGCTCGTTTTATTGCCTTGCAGTACCCTACGCATCACAGAAAATCGAATACGGCTCATTTCTTAATGATTAATGAAGTTCCGAAATCGAAACGAAGTGAAGGTGACAACCTGTGGCAAATCGAAGTTGAAGGTGATGATACAATTGCGTTCACTCGAGCATCAGGAACGTTAGCTAGTACTGATTTAGCTTAAGCTCTAATTCTCATTTAATCCCCAAAAGGCTAGGCACAAAAGCCTAGCCTTTTTTTTAATACACTTTAAAACCTACTGTTATGAGTACTCCCTTTTGTTACGCAGGCTGGCAAAAAGCTTCCATTTTTAACCCCTTGAATGGTTCAGTGATTCAGTTCAACACATTGAATCCGGCTATGACGAATTATGAGCGTCCGGCTATTAAGCAGGAGCATACGTTTGGTAATTACCAAAGTGGAAAAACTCATAAATTAAGTTTTGGTGGATTTGGATTGACCCAAGAATCTATTGATTTATTGCAAACTTGGGCGCGCGATAAAACCTTAGTCCAGGCGGTTTGCGCTGGGACTGGGAAAGCTATGCAATGGTATGAAAGTGTTGAGATTAGTGAGATCTTGACGGATTTTAAAGGGAAACGTAACGCTGGAGACAACAGTTACGGTGTTGTGTTGACTTGTGATAAGCATGATGCGCAGATTTATCATAATGAGAATTTGTTGGCTTATTTGGGATGGGCTGATTTGAATTTGAATGGCTTGCCAGATGGATATGATGTAAAAGAATCCGTAACTGGTTCAGTTTTTTCCAGTAATACTCATTCATTCATCGCGTCTGGAGGCCCTAGTGCTTCACTTTATAAGACTGAAATTGTATTCCCAATTTCAGGGATAACATTAACAAATTCTATAAAAGTAGTTGATCCTCATTTAGACGGTGGAACTAGAGTTTGTGGAAGTCGAATCTTTAATGTGAGTTTCGCTCCAGTTGATATAGCGAATAACTCAATAGGTACACCAGCAACGGCAGGTACGATATTAGCTAATACTGTTGTATTCAACACTCTTCAAAGTATTGCAACGGTCTATTCAATACGTTTCGAGTATGGCATTCAAATTGGTCATTCATCCGATACTATTTCTTTTTCGTTCCCAGCCATAACGACTAATGGGAAAAATACTTATTCGACGAAATTCATGAATCAATAAAATGGCACTTTCAGGAATTCTTAAGGTTAAAGAAGTTGCTTTTCGGTACTCAAGCACAACTTACGTTTTTAAATGCGGTTTTGTGAAATACACAATTGAGGACGTTAAAGAAGTGTTTGAGTTGATCGATTTTGCTACAACAGAGGATTTCTACACCTATCGCATTCATTTTGAGCTAAAAATTGGCGCTCCAAAACAGCAAAATGCGCATACAAAAGGTGCAGCGGATATTATTCATGCGCTCAATACAACATCTGTTGAGTTTCATCCTTGCTACACGAACGACAATGATTTAACAACTTTTCGATCATTGAAGTACAAAGTCCGCAAAGAGAATAAGAACTTCACTCCTATTTCAACACAGCGAGCAGGGATTATTAATCCTTACTCAACGATTCAAATCGTGACAAAAGAGAACTTACAAACCTTATCTGATCTATTTAATTTCTAACGTCTATGAAAACTTTCGCTCCTTTCGACAATTACGACACTAAAGAAACTCGATTCAATTTAGTTGCTTGCACGAATCGTAATATCAAAGCCGTTTATACTTTATTCACTCAGTTTGCTCAGTTATCTCTGTCTCAGAGAAGTATTTACGCTCAAAAAGCAGGGCTTTCTCCTATCGACATCAAACAAGCAGACGGCTCAATCGAAAAGGGTTATGAGTTCGAAAACGTGTACACTTCAGAACTTTTATTTTATGCTGCACTTGCAGAAAAGTTGTTTCTTGCCTTTCCAAAACTTGTTCAATTGAACGAAAACAACGAGCCGGAATTTATTGCAAAAGAAAACCCTTCAGCGGATGATCTTCGTCTCGATATTGTAAAAGAAGCCTTTTTTTTTATGAAACAACAGTACAACTTGACACAGACGCTGCTTTAGAGTTACTCAAAGTAATCAACAATAAACCGGAAATAGAACCGGACTTAGACGGTGAAGCGTTTATCCGTTACGAGAATCGCCGTTTATCTGCACAGCAAAATCATGAACTTTGGATGCAAGCCTGTACTAGCTCCATAAGCGAATTTGAGTTTTTAGAAATCTTATTGAGTAAGGGTGACTTGCGAAAAAAACGTTATTTGCATAACACGGCCACGCGCTTAGAGTTAGCAAAAATGAGACTTTCACAAATCTTAGCTCAATAGAGAATATGGCAAATAAGAAAGTAACGTACACCATAGACGTTGACACCCGAAAAGGTGTTGTAAGTGTTAAGCAGTTAGACACATCGATTGCACAACTCGAAAATACAGCTCCAAAATCTAGTTTTGCCCTAGATTCATTATTTTCAAAGACAACTATTTTTGCAAGTGCAGCTAGTGCCGCTTTCCTTTCCGTTGCGAAAAAAGCGGAAGAAATGGGGAGTCGATACCAGACAGCAGTAATGAATTTAAGTGCGATTACTGGAATCGCAGGGGAACGGTTACAAGGACTTTCAAACACCGCTTTAGTAGAGTCAGCACGAACAGGAATTGCAGCTGATCAGATTGTCGAAGCATATAAACTCGTAGCTTCACAACTCGCTGAAAAAATAGATTTTGGTACAGATGCAGGGATAAAACAACTCAAAGGAGTTGCAAACGAGGCGTTAATTTTAGCTCGTGCATCAGGAATTGACTTAAAGACCGCTGTTGAAGCGACTGCAAGCACGATTAATCAGTTTGGAAAAGAAGCTTCAGATGCTTCTGAAATTGTGAATAATCTTGCAGCTGGAGCAAAATTTGGAGCCGCTGAAGTTGCTGATATTGCGAAATCATTCGAAGAGGCAGGAACTTCAGCGGCACTAGCCGGGCAAAGTATTTCAGTTACTAATGCAGCTGTTCAAGTTCTAGCTCAAAACACGATTAAAGGGGAAAAAGCAGGAACTGGACTTCGAAATCTGTTCACTATTCTTCAAACATCAGCGGATAAGCTTGCAAAATATGGGATTACAGATGTTGATTTGAAAACAAACGGCCTTGCAAACAGCTTAATGCAACTCCAGCCGATTCTTTCCGATGCGACGGCGATGGAAGATATTTTTGGCCGTGAGAACTTAAACGTTGCTCAAATCTTAGTCCAAAATGCAAGCTCGGTTGAGTCGATGACTCATAAACTTGAAGGTACATTAACCGCATACGAACAAGCTGCAACACAAACAGCAACGTATCAAGTTGCGTTAGATAAACTGTCTAATGCCCTCACTTCTCGATTAATTCAAGCTTTCAATGCTGTTGAGGCTCCGATATCGAAAATGTTGAATTCTGTTAGTGATTTAATAGCTCCTTCAGATGCGCTTTCTGAAAGTTATATTTCACAACAAACGAGTTTAAATACACTTGTCGCAACCATACAAACAGCTGGAACAGAAGAAAACATTCGTTTAAATGCTATTCAGAAGATTAAAGCCGAATATCCAGACTTTTTAAGAGGAATAGATTTAGAAAAAGCTTCAAACGAACAGCTGTCTAAAGCTCTAAAAGAAGTAAATAACGATTATGTTGCAAAAATTGCCTTGTCGCAGATGGATGAGAAAATCCAAGTAGCAGCTGCGGAAAAAGCTACCTTGCTCAATGATCAGTTCACGAAACAACAGGAAGTTATTGCTCTTATTAATCGTGCTCAAAACGAGTATGGAGTATCAATAAATGCGAACGCAACGTTATCTGAAAAATATGCACAGGCTCAAGAAGGATTAGCGAAAAAATCAAACGGTCTAGGGATTGCCCTTAATCCCAGTTTGCGATTAGCAAAGTCTTTGCAAATCGAGTACAACAACTTGACAAGCAAAGCTGGAGGCTTAAACACTGAAGTTGATAATCAATCTAAACTACTTACTGAGTTAAATCAACGCAAAGCAGATTTGAAAAAAGCGTTAGTAGAACAAGGTTTATTGACTGATGAGACTACGAAAAAAACCGAAAACGATACAGAAGCGACAAAAAAACAACGAGAAGAACTTGAAAAACTAACAGCGCAAACGTACAAAATCGAGATAGAAACGTATCAGAAAAACGTTACAGAAATCGAAAGTTCATCTAAAACAAGTGTAGAAGATTCAATCGATGCGGAAATCTTAGCTCAAAATCTAGAAATACAAAAAGCGTTAGAATCCGAGTATACCGGTTACATCAAAACCGAATTTGAACGCCGTGGACAAATCTCGTCCAAATCTTATCAAGATGAACAAGCGTTTATTCTAGATCGTATAAATCTGTTAGCGCAAAACGACGAGACGGCTAAACTGCAAAGCATTTCAGACATTCGTGCTCAAATGCAGATCGAACAAGAAGGTTTTAATAATGCTACGACTGATCAAGAGAGAGTTGCACATTTAGAGAAGTTAAATCAGTTAGATATTGAGCTTTTTGCGAAATTGAACGGAATTACTGTAACTGAAGCTCGTGAGAGTGAAGCTCATCAAAAACGTTTAGCTGAATTGCAAGAATACAACGAGATGTTCATGCAAGGGAGTTCCGCTATTTCGAGTCTAGTAGGAGCTTTGACAGCTAAGAAAGTGCAATCAATAGATAAAGAAAAAAAGGCAGCACTTGCGCGAATTGATCAGCAGTTAAAAGCAGAAAACATATCAGAATCGCAAAAAAACAAGCTTACTGCTCAAAGAGAATCGGTTGAACAAGGTTATAATGACCGAATGAAAGCGGAAAAAGTGAAAGCCGCTAAACTCGACAAAGCTATTGCCGCAACGGGAGTTATGCTAAGAACGAGTATGGCCATAATGAGCGCTTTAGCTATGATTCCTCCTAACATACCATTGTCCATTTTTGCAGGTGCTACAGGAGCCGTGCAACTCGGAGCTGTATTAGCCCAACCACTTCCAGCTTACAAAGATGGCGGAAAAGTTAAAGGCCCGGAACAAACCGTTAGAATTAATGAACAAGGTGAAGAATTTGTCGTTAATGCAGAAAGCACAAAAACAAGTCAGCCTTTACTTGAACAGATAAATGCGGATCCTAGTTTTGCAACCAAAGTAGTTAAGCTAATCGAGAATACGAATACTCAGACAGCTCAAAACAGTTCAGAAACGGTTAATTCATCATCAGAAAAAAGTAGTTATGTAGATACTACAATATCAGAATTTGCGCAAGGTGGAAAAGTAACAGGCAATGAGCAAATCGTTAGAATTAATGAGAAAGGACAAGAGTTTGTCGTAAATGCAGAAAGCACTGCAAAGAATGAAGAATTACTGCAAAACATAAATGCTGATCCTAATTTCATGATGAATAAGCAAGTCATGAATGAAAAAGCGACACAGTCTAACACTCCTTTGCTAGAGACCATGACCGATGATGAGAATTACATCGAAAAGAAGCAAAATGCGTTAGACAAAAGGGATAGATTAGCGAAAATAGCCGGAGCAACTGGAATTTTTGGAGGTGCAGCAGCTTATGTCATTTTAGAAAAAAACAAAATTCATATAGCTCCAGAAGCGAAAAAAGTTCAATCTTACAGTACAAGTGCGAGTCAACCTAAAACGGTTACTACTACAACTCAAAGGAGAATAAGAACAGAAACAGCACTAGACGTACAAGATTCAGGGTTTTCTACAAGTTCGATGAGCCTGATGAGTCCACAACCTTCACCAATATTTCAAGCTCCAGCACAATCTAATAACTCTAATGATGCGCTGTTTTCTGCTTTGATTGAGAAATTAAGCACCTTAGAAGTTAATGTAAAAGGAATGATATCAGGAAGTGATATTGAGTTTGCCAATAGCGAACAGTCTAAATTAATCGATAGAACCACTTTAAAATTTTAAAAAATGGCTTGGTACATCACACATCGCGCTCAATACACCAATATCGAAGGTCTAACAACCAAAATAGAGCTAGAAACAAAAGCAGAATCGGATCCCGGTTACAAATCGGATTTGAAAATAACTCCAGCGTCAAGAAAAGTTACGTTTAAGTTCTCGAACGACTACGGTTTAGGCGTTTTGGTTAGACAGTATAAATGCACACTGATTAATGATTCAACGATTGGAGGCCTTGCAAATGTGGTTCAATGGATTAAAACGAACGGATTTGCAAATATTAGACTAACGATTACCGTCTCCTCTAAGATACTTTTCAGAGGCATATTGGACACAGAAACGATTGACGAACCGTTAGTAATATTTAAGAAGAATCCTAGCACTTCTGTGTATAATATACCATCGCTTTATCCTGTAAACCTCACTTTTAGCGATGCGATAGGTCATTATCAGAATGTAAGTGTGTCTAATTTGAGAACCAAAATCGAAGCATCTTCGAACACTTTTCAGGGTATTGAGAATATTCCTTTAGCGGATTTGCTAGCAGAGTACATTTATGAAGACTTGTGTGGCGAAACTGGCGAATTAGTTACAGCGCACAACTCAGAATTAAAATATTTGAATCACTTAGCGGAATATGAAATTACCCCATACTTTTTACGTAAAATAGTTCTTGATTTACTGCCTTACCCGAACGAATTCAGCATATATGACATCATGAAATCAATATGCAATCTATTTAATGTCGTAATAGGTTATTCATTCACTTACGATGCAATAGCTGTTTTTGACTATCTAATCATGAATTCAGGAGCAGAACCCCTTAGTGACGGATATGAAGAAATAGGAACTTGCACACCTCACTATTTAGACAAAAATGCTGGGAATGGACTTCGAACGATTCGGACGACAACTATGACTTGTCCTTACTATAACTTGACATCAGTATCGCAAAAAACATTAAAAGGAGCTAAAACTAAGTTTTATCCTAAAACTATTTCTGAGGGGATAAACGAAAATGTAAACTCTACAAAAGTGTTGCACGCTACATACAATAATGATGAAAGTGCATCAATTGGAAGTATTCGTAATGTATCTGATGTGATCATAGATACTATTCACTTATATATATATGATAATTCAAATGCTTTAGCGAATCTTAACGAGATTCGTATTCGGCCAAACTGGTGGATGAGTGAGGCAGATCCTGTCACTTATTATCACAGTCCATTTATTACAGCAAAAAGCTTAGCATATTTACGATTTGTAGATAGAAGAGGCATAGAAGTGACAACGAAAGGGCTAGTCGATCCAATGTTGCCTATCAAATTATTATTACCAAATCAAGGAG